GCTTTAACTCTCATATTTATTTCTTCAATTTTTTTGCTCTTTTTATCTTCGATAGACACTAAATTTATAATAGCTCCATCATAAAGTCTAATTTCTTTTTCATCACCAGTTTCAGGATTCATGTTTGCATTAAGAGTTTCTTTCCAATCTACTTGATCTGCCGATACCTGAGCTTTAAAAATAAACTCTTGAGTTCCGTTCATATGACCCCAATGAGCAACAGCCCCGTCATAATCATAAGCCCAATAAATTCCAAAATCCATACGTTCAAATTCATCTTTTAAATTTTCTAAATCATCAAAATTTTTAGCTGGTAGAGATACAGCACGATATATCGTCAGAGGATCACCTAATCTTTCATATAAATCTATACAAGAATAAAAAGTATCTCTTGCTGCATCTTCTTTGAATCCTAAAGATATTTGATTTGCTCTTTCTTTTATATCATATTCCGTAGGCTCATCTTCTCCATATTCATAAGCTAATTCTTCTCTAGCTTGATCTAAATAATAATGAGAATCATCTTCATCACTTCCCATCTCATAAAGAAAATCTTCAAAAGATCCGAAATTATCATTTATATAATCATCAAAATCTTTTGGTAGAAGATTTCTTTTATCTTCATTATATATTTTCTTTAAATAATATTTTAGATCTTTCATCCTATTGTGGCAAGGAAACCTGTTCCTTCAGGGACGGGAGGAATTGCCACTACCTCCTTAATTATATAATTTGAACTAACGAATTTTAAATTCTTTTTTACACTACTTAATCTGCTTGACTTATTTTGAGTAAAATAAAAACTACCTCCTGTTTGCCCTACTAACTTACCATTTCTTCCATTATTAAACCCTACTATAATACCTTTTCTTATACCATCTACAACCCCAGTAGAATATTTTTCTTTAGTATGACCCTTTTTAAACTGGGTGTCGAATAATTTTCTTCTAACAGGTCGGTATGTGTCGTCCATAACATATAAAGTATTGTTTGGTTCGATCCTTTCTCCATTAATAATGTTAACTGCTAAAGATAAACTATCACAATTATGAGCTTCAAAACAATCTTTTGCTTTTTCTGACACTTTTTTGTACCCGTATTTTTCTCGTAGTTCTTTAGTTTCCCATCCTTTGTATTCAAATAATTCAACACCAGAAGATTTAATAAATTCTTTTATTTTGTTTTTTCCAATTTCAATAGTTGAAAAATTTTTACCCCATCTATGCTTTGCATGATTAAAGCAAACATCTTCAAAACCACAATGAGTAATAGGGTATATTTTAAATATTTCTTTTAAAACTTTTAATCTTGAATTAACCATAACCATTTGTGATGGTGCTATAAAACCATCTCTTTTTCTATTGTTAAACCTTGCTTCTCTTCTTCTACACTTTCGGTGTCTTCTTGTTCTACGAAGACTTCTACGTTCTTCTAATTTTTTAGAAATTTTCTTTTTGTCTGGTAAATCAAGTTTCAAATTGAAGTTATTTTCTTTATCACATACTACAGAATACCCCTCAAATTTTGTACCATGATCTACACCTAAAACACATTCTTGCGTTTCTTTTCGGGTATCTACCAACATCTGGATACCAAAAGTTCCAAACTTACTCCAATATTTTTTTGCTACACCATTTTCCAAAAGTTTTCTTGCTTTCGATGGTGTTGTTGGTATTAATGGTTTTCCATTAATATCTAATACAAATACAGAATGTTTTTCTGACATACAGCCTCCATTTTAAATAGAGTTTTCTCTCCTCGACAATGCATATACAGATTGTGTTCTTCAATTAATGAAGCTCTCAACTCAAGATTGAGCCTTACAGGGTTCAGAACTGGAGAAGCATTCTGAAGTGTTTGTCTCTGTATTGCGTAGTTCAAAGTTTTTTAACCTCTCACTTAGTCTAATCAACTCTTACGTTGGAAATCCTGAGTTTTCCAAGCCACGTCCTTTAGGGCGTGGTAGTTGACTATTCATCCATGTATTCCATTTTTGTTGACACCCAAAGTCTTTCCATATCCTGACGTGATTCTCTTTCATCAAGCGCTAAAGGCCTATCATAAATAAGTTCCATAATTTCATATTTTTAAAGGCCTCAATATTATTATATTAAAGTGAAAACAAAAAAGTCCGCTAAAAAAAACGGCGGACTTAGTTAGCTTTTAGTAGACTTTTATATTTTCGTGAGATTATTTTCTGTATTTTACATCTACATAATGTTCATCATCAACTTGTTTCAATTTGATTACTGCATTAGGTTTACCGAGACCGACGTGACGAGGAACATAGACTACGTGAGGCGGAGAATCGAGCTGCTGCTCGGATAATCATAAAAATATCTGGTCGTCTATGTTGTCTATGTCGATGTGGAACTTCGCAAGCGGGGCGGCGTACTTGCGATATAGTTTCCCCTTTTTTTTGAAGTCGTTGATTATCATACCGCTGAACGAATAGCTTTCTGCTAGTCCCCATCCCCATCCCGCAGCCCGGGCAAGACACAGGAAATGGTCGACGCTGTCCGTGTAGTCCGACCACTTGTAGTTCGACATCCCCTCCAGTTCCGGAACGGCGCCAACCAGCATGGCGTACGCTATTATTTCGCCGTGTATCTGGTATTTAGCTTCGCAGCAGAAGAAGTCGCCCTGCGGCGTCACTACCGCCCTCACGTCGCCCTTTGGGATCATTTTTCTGACTATGTTTTTCGACATTTGTTTGATTATCGGGCCGCGTTCCTGCTCGCTGTATCCGTGTCCCAGATCGTTGTACAACCATTCCGGGATCGGTTTCCGCGGAATCGGTTTCGTCGCAACGTTCTTTCCGGCCATCGCCATCCTGATCTGGAAGTCCCTGTGCGTAATTGTCTCGAGGTACCTCTTCATGTCCATCTGTTCAGGTCTCCTATTTTGGTCTTGTCTTTAAGCTCTATCTTCGCGAACACCGAATCGTACCTGTCGTCGTCCGGCGGCGGCCATCCTTTCTATGAACTCGGCGGAAGTCAGCGTTTCGAACGACGCTGCCATTTCTAGGTATTTTTCAAGAATATTCATACACTATTCCATATTACAATATCTGCATTATTATATTAAGTACCGAAAATAAAAAAAACATAAGTTTTTTTTCACTTATGTTTTTTTTACTTATGTTTTTGTGAACTAACTTTTTATCGCTTACGCTTATATCTTATATCAACGTAGAAATCTTCACCATCATCGGTTAATTTTATTGTTGCATTTGGTATACTTATCTGTCTTTTGATTTCAGTGAATATTTCGTTTCTTAATGTAGGATTCTTCTTCATTGCCTGGTACTCATCAGAACTAATTTCTATACCATAAGAAACTCTGCCACTTAAATCTTCGAGCTCTATTCCAGCATCTTCTTTTTCTTTCATCCCCGACTTAATTTCAGATATTATTTTACGCATAAGTTTTTTAGTTTTCGTGTCACTAAAATCACCACCAATTCCTTCAGCTACTAATTGATAATATTGTTGAAAATAACTCATTTTTTTCTCCATGTTTTATTTTTTTTCTGCTATTAGAACTGAAGTGCTGCAGGCCAGTTTTTCCCGGAATTCTTTTATCGGGAAGCATCTCAATATTATTATATTACAAACATAATAAAAAAATTTTGAATAATTTATTTGCATAAGTAATATATAATAATATATAGAAGGACATCAGCCGGCCAGCTGCGACATACACCTGATTGTATGTCTTACTTCTATTATTCATCAAACTATCAGGAGTTATATCATGTATGGAAGCATCTACAAAGTCACAAATCTCCATAATCATAAAGTCTACATAGGTCTGACTAAAGACTATAACAAAAGACATTCTGCTCATATAAAGGATTGCTTTAATCCAACTTCTTCTCGCTATCATTTCACATTATATAAAGCCATTAGAAAATATGGTTTGCATAATTTTACTTGGGAAATTTTAGGCTATTGTAAAGATAGAAAAGAACTAAATCAAGCTGAAATTATCTGTATTGAACATTTTCAAAGTAACAATAAAATCTATGGATATAATAATACTTCTGGAGGCGATGGAGGACCTATTCGCTTAGGCACTAAATTGACTAAAGAAACTAAAAATAAAATGAGTTTATCGGCTGCGAATAGAATCATATCAGATGAACAAAGACGGAAAACATCTAACACATTAAAAGGTATAAAACAAACTAAAGAATCTATAGAAAAAAAGAGGCAAGCTCATATCGGAAAGCCTCATCCAAAAAATAGAACGGTTATAAATTTAATTACTCAACAAGTATTTGATACTCCTCAAGACGCAGCTGAACACGATAATAGGAGCTACAATAGCATTATAGAAATTTGTAATGGTAGGCAAAAGCAAACACGAGGATATACTTACAAATATGTATAGACAAAAAAAGACCACCTAGTTAGGTGGTCTTTCTATTTATACCTTACAGTCTAACGACTGTTGTGTTGCTTAGAACTGAAGTGCTGCAGGCCAGTTTTTAAGAACAAGACGACTATATTGGTACTCGCCCATGAGGATCTTGTTACTAGGTCCTGTAGGTCCGAACATATTATAAGTCTTGCCATACCTTGTATAGAAGATTTTCGATGGATCGCCAGTTTCCTGGTTAATCATAGTAGGTGTTGCTATGATAGGAAGATAAGGAGCGTGAATATATCCAGTATCAAGAGCACCAGGTCCTTTGTAACCTATAAGAAGTTCATCTTTAGGATAGTTAGGATCGATGTAGAACTTCATTTTTCCGCCGAGTGAACCAGCAAAAGCAAGTTCTTTACCGTTATAGTTAACACCAGCACCTACAAATCCAGGTACACGATCAAGGAATGCAAGTGTAGTTGGGTTACCAAGTACGAAGTTTGCTTTTCCGAGACGACCGATGTTAAATACTTCCGCACTCATCATGTTGATAGCGTCAAGAAGAACCTTGTGAGAGTCGTCATAGTTACCACGGATGCTGATACCTGTTGAAGCATTACCAACTGTGTTATAATCAAGGACTTTTACGATTGCAGCCATTGCCCTAAGGTCAGCTACTATCTCCCTGTTTATCTCAGCCTGAAGTTCTACTTTCATCATGTTTGTGAGTTCAGCATCAACATCGAGGCCATGCAGTTTCTGCAGGTCATAAGCTGCATCCATAGTATATTTTCCACGGAGCTGACGTCTCATAACTTCTACGGTTTCATCTGTGATTTCAAAGTTGAGTTCAGGAACGTTAGGATCAGCTTCTCCTTTGTACTCGTATTTCAAATGCCAGATAAGGTCAACAGAACTTCCGCCGACTGTTGCTGATGCTGCTCTTGTACCTGTTACAGTAATTGAGTTAGCTCCACCCGTCCCAGTATTAACAAATGTTAATGCTGCACCAGTAATAAGTGTTGCACCAAGTCCAGCTTCTACCTCACGTGTTACTTGGAATGCTGTATTAATTGTGCCCATATATGCACCAGGAGCATAGCCTTCAGCTACATACTCACCTGTTGCTGCATTATATGCACCAATGTACATAGAACCCGCAAATAAGAATGGTCTTGTTCCTCTAAGATTATCAGAAACTTCAGCAAACTCAAGAGTATATGGATCCACTCCAGTAGGAACATCTTCGAGAACTATTTGTGAAGAATAATTCTGGTCAAGACCAACTGGGAATCTTGAATAATCTATAGGAGATTTCCAAAGCTCATCGCCTTTGCGGGTCTGACCTTTGTTGTTTCCATAGTACCATCTCATTGTAAAGATAGGTGACTTAGGAGTTGGAAGTGCCTGGATTCCTACGAGTTCTGCACCAACGAGAGTTGGGATAACACGTGCAATAAGTCCAAGCAGTGCGAGGTTTACGCCTGTGAATGCGTTTGTCTGTATTTGGTCCTCAGCTACGAGATGAGGGTTGCCATGGAGATAAGACATATAGTTCTCAAGACAGATAGCTGTCGTACGGGCCATATGCTCGTCTTTAACTCCGCCGTCTATATTAAGAGCTTCTTCCCATTTTTTGAAAAGTTTGTCCTCTTCCTGTTTTCTTGCTTCATAAGCTTCGTTATAATACATTAGCTTATATCCTCCGGTTATTTTGTTTAGTTATATTGTCTGCCTAGGAAATGCCAAGTTAATAATTGTATCCTCGAATTGCGTGAGGCCCAATTTATTTTTCTTTAACTCTTCCTTTACTGGTTTCTTTTCTGCTCCAGTAGTAGACTCGAAAACTGGCTTAGCAGATGCTTTTTGCGGCTTTTCTGCGGCCCGTTTGGATTGCTGTATCTTACGTTTGAATACTGCTTTTGCTGCAGGCTCAACTGATTCTATTGTAACTGCAGGTTTGCCATTTTTATTAACTGCACCCTTATCGATGAGTTCAACAATTTCATTAAATCTAGAATAAACTTCTTCTTCGTTTACTGCTTTTGATACGAATTTTTTTACTGTTTCAACATATTCTGATGGGAAGTCAGCAAGTAATGTGCTGATCGCATTTTGCTTATTGAGTTCTTTTTCGTTTTCAGCAAGCATTGCTTCTTTGCGTTCCATATCATTAATTTTGTCGAGCATCTCTTTTTGATCCTCAGTGAGTATTACAGGAAGCACAGCTTTCTTAACCGCTTGAAATGCCCTGTATTCTTCTGATGTTTGAAAATCATTCCTTACACGTGATTCAATTTCCTCGTATACATCTTGCATTGCTCTTGCAAAGCTTTCAGTATATTGCGTCTGCTTGTCTTCAAGTATCTGATTGAACTCTTCATGCCACTCTGTCTTAGCGAGATCAAATGCTTTTTCAGCATCTTCATTAAATAGATCAAATGCTTTTTCAGCATCTTTCTTAAATAGATCAAATGCTTTTTCAGCATCTTTCTTAAACAGATTAAATGCCTTTTCAGCATCTTTTGTCTTTACATATCCCTCAGTAACTGCTTTTTTTCTTTCTGCAGTTTTTATTTCTTCAGTCCACTCTTTGAAGAATGTGTCGAGCGCTTTTATTTGTTCCTCGTCGAGGTTAACTTTGCTGAGTATTTCTGGAATTTTCATTGTTCCTCCGTTTCTATACAAAACTATATTACGAAAATGCACTTAAATATTGCATTTTTTTTCTGTAAATTATTATTCTGCAAGTTTATGTAATATTGCTTGCATGATTTTCATTGCTTGATCTTCTGATTTTATTGTTTCGTCAGGAGCTTCCCCGCCTGCCGCATTAATATATGATTCATGCAAACGATCATTTAATGCATTTATTGCTTCGGGTGAAAAGCCATTTAAAACTCCAACTATTGCTTCACAATGCGGCATGAGTTCTTCCATAAGTATATCTGCTTCATCGCCGAAGTGTTCTATATACAAATTCAGCTAGCCCGTATTTAACCGGATCTGTATCATTCCATCCATAGTTCCGGAACTCAAGTACCTTATCAAGCGCTGAACTATTAAGTTTATTCATGGATATAAAGTCTTTTACCATATCTTCAACAATATCTCCTAACTCATTATATAAATGGTCCATGAATTTTTCTGCTCTAATGTATGCTTCGTCGCCCGCGTCAATATTTCTATTTTCAAAACCGCTTCTGTCTACTTCAACATCTATTTCATCAAAAGCTTCAGAATAATTTTTACTGACACGTTCACGGACTGATGTTACACCAGCACCTTTAGTAAAGAATTCTTTTAATTGTTCATCGGTATACTTATTCATAATTTTTTCTTCTATTGCGCAGTGTTCTATATACAAATTCAGCTAGCCCGAATTTATCCAGATCTATATTATTGCTTCCATTACTCTGGAACTCAAGTACCTTATCAAGCGCTGAACTATTAAGTTTATTCATGGATTTAAAGTCTTTTACCATATCTTCAACAATATCTCCTAACTCATTATATAAATGGTCCATGAATTTTTCTGCTCTAATGTATGCTTCGTCGTGCTCGCGTGTTTCCAGTTCTTGGTTATATTGTTCATCAGATTTATCAGCATCCGGCCAAAATTCATCAGTATTAACTTCATCGACAATAGCCTCGCTATATGACCTAAGCATTTTTACAAATTTATCTTCCTTCCTTTCTATTGCCATCAGCAAATCTCCTCTTTTTTATTTATCCCTATTGATTCTATCATGTCTAATAGGGTGGTTATTATTTTTAGCATGAACTCTAACATGAGTATTTAGCTTTTATGTCTGTTAATACTTCCCATATAGTTTTCGTATGTTTAGCAAGATTTTCAAGATATTGTAACTCTTCATTAAATCGTTGTGCCAAAATCGCATTATATGTTGAAGGTTGAGAAACTATGTCATACGTAATCATCTGATAATCTTCAGGAACATAAACAAATCCTTCTTTTTGATATGTCGCTTGTCCACCAATACCGCGTGAACTTACTCCTGGTTTGAAACCAGCACGAACCATAGCTGCTAATTTATCGCCGGAACCGTGATCGCCTTCAAGTACCCTAGCTTTACCATATACAATTTTATTACTCATTTCAAGATTAGTGCATAGAGCGCATGACTCATTCATTCCAATTCGCTGAATAAGTGTCATAGCTTGTTCTGAGTCACCGGGTAATGGATGATCCATTCCCATCGGAATTCCATTACGCTCTCTTATAAATTCCTGAAGTTTTTTAGTTTCACGGAGTAAAAGAGTTTCTGAATATATTCTTTTATTTCTATTAGGCGCTTCTGCCCGCTGATATTCACCTTCAATTACTAACGATTTAATTGGTCCGTGAGCATCTTCACCAATAAGTTCCTCAGTAAAATTGAATCTATCGCTGACATATGCTTCCGAAATATATATTGTCTGTGTCATTTTAATTGCCTCTTATATATCTTGCCAGTGATTATGTGAACTACTAGCAGCTTTTCCCCGAACAAATTTCGATAATTGATTTAATCTTTCTTCTAAAGCTTGTATATGGATCATCATGCTTAAATACTTCGCTTTCACTAATTTGTTCTTTATGCGGACCTAATGCCCGTCTGATTTGGTCATCGGTATATTTCATTATGCCTCTGCTGGTTTTGCTAAATTATTTGTCACTTGTGTTGCAAATCCCTTAATCCATCCTTGAAACTGCTCATTTCTGTTTCTCCAGCCGAGTGGACTATTCTGATAATCATCATCAGTCTTAATAAATCTTTTATTGAATTCCTCAACCATTGCAGTCAACACATGGTCATTTATTTGTTTTGACTGCAGCATATATTCGATAATCATTCTGTAATTGCCAAGGAAATCAAGATCTTCAGGAATAAGATTTATTGATCCGAGTGCTCGATCAAGCTCCTGACTCATGATTTTCAGCGCTTCATACGTATATGCACCTGTTCTAAACTTCAAAAATGGCGCTTTCTTATCATCATCTTTTGCATTAGGAGTTGTCAGGTTATAAGTCCAGCATGCTGCTTTGCTCATATCGGCTTCTTCACCATATACTTTAACCACTGCATCTTTGAATGCTTTACGTGCATCCAGTATATTGATCGAATCATCACGTGTCTTAACTATCGTAAGTGCTTTAGCCAGTCCAGTGTCAAGACTTTCACTCCAGTCAAGTGCTTTCATTATTGCGTCTGCAGTTTTTTCTGAAACAGTTTCAGAAAATACTTTTTTAATATCAGCATAAAGTTTTATTTTTCTGAGTATATTATCAGTCTCAGTCACAAGATCCATTCTATCCAATGGAGATATTGGAGCAATTGCTGCCAGTCCATTGATCTCACCAGATTCTTTAAATAAAAATGTTGCAGCAGAATATTCAGAAAACATTTCTTCCATTTTCTGGTTGCCTTGGTCCACAGCGTTAACTTCATTTTTTTTAATAACAGGTTGATTCTTAGAATTGCTTGGACAATTGGGATTAGAACACTTATTTGTTGTAGCATTGATTGTCCCTTGACAAGGTTTACCATCAGCTAACTTCTCACTGCATTTTTCACCTTCTTTGGCGATTTTTACGTCTGTCTCTTCGATATACGGAAGAGAACGTATTACTGATTTAAGATTACCTATAGTTTCATCATATGAAGCATCAGTAAATAAAGCAGATATACCTTTACGAAGTTTTTCTGTGTGCTGTTTAATGGGGTCAATAGGTTTTTTGCCTGCTTGCAGTTTTTTTGCTGAAGTACCATCAAAAACAAATCCATTGTCACTTTCGTTGAATGGTATCTGCCATATGGAATTGTCGATATAATTCTTAATTATTACGTTTTTATCATCTATAAATGATACAAATTCTCCACCAAGTTCGCTAAGGGTTCCCTTAATTGCATTTATTTTTTTTATGGCGTTCATCAGTATAATGTCTCCTTAGAAATGTTGTTACAATATATATATTGCGATTTTATTCAAAAATGATAGTCTTTTTATTCTTCACTTTCCAAAAAAGTCTCTTCCTTTTTATTTTTCATGTTGATCAATATTTCAAGACCATCTAATTCACCAGATTCCTCAAGATATGAAACATTTATGCTACGTCCAGTCGTTCGGCGAACATATAATCGTTCTGTTTCTGCTGCAGCCATACTAGTTAATACTGCAGTTTGTTCTTCTTGAAATTTGCGCATTAGTGCCATTTTTCTATCAAAAGCTTCAGTATACTGTGTTTTTAAATTAGTATCTGGAGTTATTGATGCGTTTTCAGGAGCTTTTCCAAGTGCTTGTTCTACTTCTTGCGGTACAGCCGGCGAGGCACCTTCTTCGGAATTTTCTGCTTCCATTCCTGGTTGCGCTTCGCCCATTCCACCACCCATAGTTATATTATCACTAACTTCTCCTGGAGTTGTACCTCCAAGGTCTTTAGCTCCCTCCGGTCTTTCTTCTTCCGGTAGAAACTTAAATATATTTTCTCCTGCTGCCTGAAGTTGCGCAAGCTTGAGCAATTCAACTATTTCTTCATCATCCATCTGAAGATAATTGCGATATATTAAATAGTCTGGATAAAATATTCCATCCGTATTGACATTTTTTATTGATGATATTAGTGTCCAAAGTGCTGTATCGACTTCGTTTCTTTCTTTATCATCTATATTTGATGGATTGTTCATCATCAACGTTACATCATCTATTTGTTCATTAGAGAAACCACGAAGCTTAAGTTCTATAGCAGTCAATTTATATAGCTGTGCTAAAAAAAATCTTTGGACTCTACGAACTCGTTTTGCAAAAATAACAGATTTAGAACTAAGTGCTGTATTTGCAAACTGGAATTGTGTATCATATAGATATTCTTTTGGTACACCAGTAGATGGGAATATCCTATTGTTAAGAAATTCTATATCTGCAATTTGATCAAGTCCATTGGCTGCTGGAAGAGTATCAATTGAATTGCCCTCTGTTCCAGCACGTTTTGGTATTACTATGTCTTCAGTAGCACCGAATGAATCACGTACCATATCTGGTGTACTTGCGCCACGAACTTGATCGAGTTGTTTCTTTTTCTTTAAAAAGTTAACTGCATCATATGCATATTTTATAGCGGGTTCACCCTGAAGATTACCAACATCTATATTAAATATTCTACGTTCAGGAGCTCTAGTAACCCTGGCTATAAGTAGTGCTTTTATCATCATATTAAGTTGTTCTATTGGTGAAACAATTGCATCAAGAACTGATTTACCATATGGTTGATATTTTTCTGAAGGTATTTTAAAATGCAGTATTCTAAATGGATGTATTAATTTTTTTGAATTATATGCTTCATCTTCTTGGTTATCAGTATTTATGTATTTATATGTTGAATATACAGTTGTGGGATCAGACGCCTCTGCTGTTGCTGTATCAACTGCACGAAAACCAATAAGTACATTATTCTCTTCAACACGTTCTATTCTATCACGAGGTATCCATTCTATCTTAGCTATTCTATCTGCTGACAGCGCAGGAATTACATCATAAAATTCATCACCAAAACCACACATATTATATACTATAGACCATGCTCGATCATATAAATTGCATCGATTAAATAATTCAATAACAGTTTCTTTTACTCTTTTATCTGGGTGTAAAACATGCAGTATCTCACCGTTTATATCTTCTGTGGTAGTTTCATCAGCATATACCATTAAGATACCTTCTGCTTCTGGCGCTTCTAATGTTTTTTGAAGTCTTTTATATCTGTTGATTCTGAATGTTTTCTCTTGTTCTATCTTTTCGAGATCTTGCATCATTCTGCGAGTTGATGCGCCGCCAAGAGCATTTAGTCCATCATCATCACCGAATAAAGATATTGGGATAAGCTCTCTTGGACTTATACTATAGTCTGGTCTACCTATTAGTTCTGTATCGGATTGTGAATAACGTTTGAGTTTTCTGTCTATTTTCTTAAGCAGTAAATCTATTTCTGCCCTAGCTCCATCGCTCCCTGTTGTCTCTTGTTGTATGGGACTGCCGAACAAGTCTCTATATTGCGAAAAATCTTCGCGCTTGTTCAGTTCATTAAGTACACCATCTTTGTAATTTTCAGCCATGCTTTTTCTCCCGAGACCTATATCATTCCCATATATTATATTGTTGTTCCGACCGTAAAAAGCGCGGCATTTTTTAGTCATAGAGGCAATATAATACATATGAGGAACAGCATGAATGATAAATCGCAATTAACAATTGAAGAAATAAAAGAAGAGCTGAAAGCTTTAAGAGACGTAGAAAATGGAACGGGATTCTTATATTTCTGTTTAAATTACGTCAAAGTTTCGCATCCATCGCGCGGTTCTGTAGCGCTTCATGAAGACATGTATAAGTGGCAAAAAAACGCATGCCGGGATTTTATCAGTAAAA